TGACTGTCCATAGATCCATCCTGTATCTCTATGGGGGGTGTATGAGGGATATGGTAGAGTTGGAATGTGATCAACCGTTGATCATGCTTTATTCGATGGAGGTTGTTATGTCTGCTGTGTCTGAAAAGAGTTTCACGATTGATATCACCCCAACGTGGGAGGCTGCCACGAGAATCTATCTGAGCGTGTTGGATAACCGTAATGCGTCGCCTAAGGCTCGGCGTGCGGCTCAGGATGATTTATTGCGTCTTGCCCGGTGTTTGGATCATGTTATTGCTGAGCGTAAGGGTGATTCGAATGAGTGAGCAGTGTGTATATCTGTGTACAACTAATGATCGTATGGGGAACCCTCGCAGGGCGTGGGTGTTCACTGAGACTGGTGGTCAAGGTCAATACCGCCATGTCTACTTTGAGGGTTATGGGGGGATGTTTGGCGTGGCTGATGAGTTGACGCCTGAGCGTAAGCGTCTGGCGTCGGGTGCGATGAAGATCAATGTGGGTGCGAGGGAGTGGAAGCGTCTGACTTATCGCATGTGATTATTGCAGGGTGTAAGAGGGAAATGTTAAGATTCGGTTATGTTTCATCCCCCCGAGGTGGTCTCGGGGGGCTTTACTTTTGGAGGTTCACAATGATTAATTTGACGTATGTGGAGCATTTGCTCCGGGATAATGGTTTCAATCGTGGCGTGCTTGATGGCGTCGATTATGAGCCGGGCGTGTTCACGGCGGCTCGCAAGAATTACAAGGAATTCCGCTCGAGGTTTGGTTATGAGGGATCCGCTGATGTGTTGACCGCACCGGAGGCTCAGCCCAAATTGGGTAAGAGTGAGCGTCCTGCGTTCGGTTTGATGCTGGTTCCGGCTAATGGTTTGGCTGAGGAATATTGGCCGAGTAATCGCCCGATTAATCTCTGCCCTCGGGCCTCGGCAGGATGTCGGGCTGTGTGTCTGGCTCACGCTGGTCATGGGCAATTCGATGCCACTCAGAAGGCTAGGAGTGTGCGCACCGCGTTCCTGTTGGCTGAGCCGTATTGGTTTGGTGTCCTCATTGGCGCTGAGATCCGCAAGGCAAGATTCAAGCATGGAGACATCTCGCTGAGGCTCAATGTCGTCTCGGATATCCGTTGGGAATTGGTGGCTCCGGGTGCCATGAAATATCTGATCAGCCTTGGGGTGCGGATGTATGACTACACCGCTTGGCAACCCAAGAATCGTGGGGTAATCGACGGCTATCACCTCACGTACTCAGCGAAAGAACCTGCCCATACCCCGGATGATTACTTGACCGGGATCCTTGCGGGAGGGGCGACGGTTGCGATGCCCTTCGCTGTCAAGAAGGGGCAGGATTTGCCCGAGACTTGGGAGGGGTACAAGGTGATCGACGGTGATCTATCCGATGACCGCACGCTGGATCCGTCAGGGGTAATCGTTGGGCTTCGCCAGAAGGGGCGTGGCGTGGATGAGTCAGGCTTCATTCGCACTGCATAATTGCAGGGTGCATGAGGGAAATGGTATGGTTGTATCACCCCCCGGGAAATGCCCGGGGGGTTACTTGTTGGGAGGCAATGAAATGAAATCACATGAAAATGGTTACCGTGCTGAGCATCGTGTTCGTGGGTGCTTAGTTTATTTATTGGACATGAAGGCGCTCGAGACCCGGGCACTGAAGATCATGGCCGCTATGTATGACTCGAGCGTGACGAAGTTGCGTGCCGAGGGTTGGGGGCTGAGCGATAGAAGTTTGGCGCTTGGTTTCAATGACAAGGAGATGAAGATGTGGATGGTGGGCACTGAGGGTGTGGGTTGGAAGGCTGATTCCGATGGCAACATTGGGGTGGGCTTGAGACTGCCACGCGGCATGTTTCAGGGCTTGACTGTCCCGATTCCCGAGCAGGTTCTGATTGGCTTGCAAACTCAGGAGCAGGTGGATCTGGCTGATCACGTTCGTGCTTTCGGTGACCGGCTCGAATCTAATTTCTCTTTGTGGTTTGACACTTTCATGGCAGGATCATCATCAAACAAGGAGGTAAGCGCATGAATAAGGACAGACGCAAGCGAATCGATACGATCTATGCTGAACTTGAGCAGTGGGTCAGCATGATTGAAGACCTCGAGTCTGAGGAGCAGGACGCGTTCGATGGCATGCCGGAGGGCTTGCAAGATTCGGAGCGTGGACAGACATCACAGTCAGCCATTGATTCATTGGTTGATGCACGCGATTCATTAACCAACGCGCTTGATGCGCTTGATGCAGCAAGGAGTGAGTCATGAGCAAGGATGTAGGGCCTGCTTGGACACAGTGGGCTGATCAAACGGTGACGTACGGTGAGGCGCTCGACTTGAGCAACGCGCTGTGGGATAAGGCTAATGCAATGTCGTCCCTTAAGGACATCAATTGGGCGCTGGTTGCAGCGCATGAGGCGGGGAAAATGGACATGCTCCGCATCATTCTGCGTGCCGAGGTTGAGGGTCTCGATATGGATTGGGCACGCAACTGGGAATACCTTGGTGCGAATGACTTTATCAACGACAGACTGACAGAGGAGGAATCATGAGTGCTTGCAAGCACCGCGATACTTACAAGGAAACCGTTTGGATCAACGGTATCGGGACTGGCTGCCGAACCATATGCACTCAATGTTGGAGAGAACTTACGAAGGAGGAATCATGATTGCTACTGATGCGCAAGTTTCAGTGCTTGCACGGTTAGGGTACGCACCCGCATCAACGGTCGAGCCTGCTATTCAATGCTCGACTAACCCATTGGAAACGTGGGCCACCACCACTTGGGATGATCTCATTGATCACGCAGTCAATTACCAATTGTGTACATGCGGTTCGCACGATCAGTACTACGACAACCCGGACGCTGGCTTGCCTGTGTGTTGGGAGTGCCTCGCTGATGATGAGCCGTGGTGCTTTGACTGTGATCAATGCAACCCGGATGGCATGTATGACAAGTCAGGTCAAGTCCGACCTGACTACATTTAATTCAATCAACTATCAAAGGAGTAAGCATGAGCAACGTAAGTTTAGTTCGCATTCGCATATCAGTAAATGGTATGCCGCGTGATGATTGGGAAGTCGATGTTGATAAGGCAGCGGTGAGTGACCTTGTGCATGCACTTGATGCCGCGTTGACCCCATTCGTTGGTCTATTGGAGGAGGAATCATGATCATCTCACACGAGAACCACGACTTCGGGTTTATTGCGGAGTTGAACCAGTACCAGACACAACGACTGGTGCAGTTCGCTGCTCGACAATTGGGTGAGTTCAAGGTCAAGTTAATTGTTCAGGTTATTGATGGAGAACTCAGCCTTGATTTTGGGGGCGACGTTCGCAAAGCATTGATTACTCCTGTCGTTGACAGTGAAGTCACTGCGCACGAGGTGACAGCATGAGCATGGAAGTAATGCGCAGTTACCTAGTCATCCCTCGTGCATGCGAGGATCACGACGTCACACTGATACTCGGTGAGCCACTCGATTGTGGTGGTTCACCTGTCACCGGCTACCACTGCGCTGACTGTGACGTCATGTCGTACGTCGATGCTGCATGCATCGACTGTCACGGCATCGGAGATCGACACAATTTCAACTGTCAACTGACATGGATTTAAGGAGAAGAAATGGATGCAATTATTTTGTTGGCACTAGCCTGCATCGCGGTGCTAGTGATGGCTGTCATTCACCGTGACGGTGTCATGGTGGGTAACGAGAGGGCCAGCAACACCAAGGCTCGTACTTTGTGCTCCCATTGCAGGGTGTATGAGGGAACTGATACTATTCGAACACACGAATTCTACAACCAAGAAGAAAGGTAAGGCACATGACAATCGCAATCAACACACGCAGCCCCTTCGGGAGGCACATGACCACGCTGGATACGACAAGCGTGGCCGAAGCAATGACCCAGTCGGGTCTCGACTTCACCATTGAGAAACTCCCCGTCAGTGTCGATGTGATCACTGATGAGGGTGTCACTCGCGTTGACATGCACGATAACAGTGGCATCGTTGCCCGTTGGGGCAACACAATCGTTCCCTTCCGCACTGTCGGCAAGGGCTACGAGGTTATCCAAAACGCTGAGGCTTTCGAGCCTCTCGAGTACCTGATCCGTGAAGGTTTCGTGTCACGCATCGAACAGGCAGGTTACGTCAAGTCTGGTCGTCGAGTGTTCATGCTCGCAGCCCTCGGTGATGAGTCACTACTCGCTGACCCGCATCAACGCATGATCATGTTCTCAACTGCGCATGACGGCTCCGGTTCATTGACGGTGCGAGGCTGGCAGAAGCGCCTGTTCTGTGCCAACCAGATACCAATGGTGCTGGCCAAGGGTGCTGCCATCTCCACGATCCGGCATTCAAGCAACGCGAAGCAGTACATGTCGCAAACAACTGACGCTGTACTCAAAGCGATAGGTCAGATGGAAGCGTACGAACTCACGATCACTGAGTTGATGGAACGTAGCATCGACAGCGTTCAGGTTGATGCGTTCCTCGAACAACTATTCCCCATCCCGGAGAACATGAAGAGTCTTTGGGGTCGGGACATGCAGGCAGGCAGGACACTGCGCACTGCCAACGAGAAGAGAGCGACCACCTCTCGACTCATCAACGGTAAGAACAACATCAACATCGTTGGCACAGCAGCCTCCCTGTTTGCTGGCGCTGTTGAATGGAGTGACTACCACTCGCGGGGTGACCGGGGTGCACGCATACTGAACGGCACTGATGTGAAGTTCAAGCAGCGTGCACTGCAACTAGCGTTGGCTAGTTAACTCGTGTCACCCCGCATCACCGAGGTGAAACTCCTCGCAACCATGATGGATCCTGCGTGCAGCGATGATGCGCAGGATCTGGCACGATCCATGATCGAGGCACTCGACGAGTCACGCACCAAGCGTGACATGTGGATTGTGTCGGCACGCACCATGAAGAAAGCACCCATCATCAACGTGGGTGTGTACTCGACAAAGAATCAGGCGATGAAGGCAGCGAAAGGCATACCGTTTCTTGATGATCCTGAAACAACTGAAGGTGTTGGTTGTTTGATCATGCCGATGCGTTCACCTGCTTGGTTAGATAAACTACAACTCTGAAAGGAAGGGAGAAGAGCGCATGATTACTAACGAATACAAGGGAGTGACTTACGTTTCTCCTGAGACAGCAGCGGATGTGACAGACGAGATGCTGGAGATGGCTGAAGATATCTCTGAGTCATGGTTCGGTGATGAGGAACGCATAGATTGGGAGGAGTTCATCGACCGCCTTTGTAGCCAAGGCTACTTGAAAGACGGAACGAAACTCGACTTCGAAGAGTACGACAACGCAGCGATAAACAAAATAAAGAAACACATCCGCGAATACAGAAGGTAGATAGGTAGTGAAGGAAGGGAGACCCCACTCGGGGTCTCCCTTTTTTTTTGTGTTTTTTCCGGGTCACTCAGTGCGGGTTGCGACCACCAAGGAACTCAATAACTTTACTGATTGCACGCTGACTGATCTGCTCAACTCTTTGAGGTGACACCTCAAGAAACTCAGCGATCTGCTGCAACGTACACCCATCACAGTAGCGTTGCATCAACACTGAGTAGTCACGTAACTCGAGCATGCGCATCGCTGATGCAACGTCAGAGATCATCGCAAGAATGTCGTTGCCCTCATTGGCTGGCTTCGAGTTACGTTTACCACCACTGTTCGCTGGGTCAAGGATCTGACCTGCCGAATCGTAGTCACCTGTACCCCACACTTTGATCAACGATTCGACCAGCGTTGGGGTGTAAAAGTATTCATCTTCAGGCATGTAACCCAACGCTTTAGCCTTGTCTTTGCGTGCAATGCGCACGCACTGGCGGCGCATGAAAGTAATCATCGCCGTCTCACCTTGACGTCGGTGATCTTTGTTCTCCCGTGGAACCCAACCATCTTCGATGGTCTCTTCGAATAGGAACTCTCGGACTTTGTCTTGGCGTGTGAATGCGTACTCGGATGCGCACTGCTGTAAATCTTCAACGTCACTCCAACTCCTAAACATTCGATGTGTTTGTCGTGCAGCAACGGATGCAAGGGGAACGACTTGTTCCCACACTGGATCTTCACTACTAAAAATGTCAACGATCTTCATGGTCTCATTGCTCCCGCTCATATGCTGCAATCACCACTTGTATTGAGTGCCATCGACAACGAATGAACGGTTGCTTATGGGTACTAACTGTGGTGTGACAGTTGTCTTGTCTACATGAAGAATCCCGAATGCTTGCTGCCAGTTAGCCACCTTCACATAGCCTGCATGTTTGAAGTCCATGAGGTTTCCGACTTCGAATCCCCATCGTGTTTCGCGTATGCGTTTGCCGTAACCCATTGAGTACGGGATGAGTCCTGCTCGATGCGTGTGTCCTATGACGCATGACTTGTTCGTGCGTTGCGCTAGTCCGGCAGCGGTGCTGCCTGCCCCGGGTCGTACGCCTGCTTCATCACCGTGCATGAGTAACCATCCGGGTGCTAGTTCGTACGGCTCATGATGGTAGGTCACACCGATGTCTTTGAGTTTCAGGAATCCTTCGATGCTTAACTCGGGCAGGTCACTGAGTCCGGGTAAGCGTAAGGCAATTGATTTGAAGAGACGGTCGCTATGGTTTGACCTAGATAAATCCTTTATTTGCAACGCTTTTAGCACCTCGATGGTGCGGTTACGATCCTTGTCGAGGCGTCGAGTGAACTCACCTGCCAACCCTCGAGTGTACGTCGAGAGTTGGGGTAGATCTATTTCATCACCAACACATGCGACGCTGTCAGGTTTGTAGTCTTCAATGAACTGTGTGACTGCATCGACAGCAGCCTTGTCTTCGTACGGTACTTGTAAGTCTGGGATGATCACGATTGTTTTCATTGTCTGTCCCCAATCTCTCCACCTAATGCTGCATAACCTGCGATGTCTATCCATGAGTCAATGTGCGCAGCGTTCTTCGATGCACGCAAGGCTTTCGCTGCAATAAACAGCAGCGGAACTTGGTGAGGTTCAACTTCGATACCAAGAATCCCTGACCAGATCTGGGCGATACGCGATTGCGTATCGTACGAGTCGCCGTAGTCAGTGGCTCGATCACCATTGATGATGTCTTGTGCAGCCATAAGGAAATCGTCACGGTACATAGGTTCAGAACGCATGATCTTCGCTTTCATCAAGGGACTTCACTAAGGATGTGAAGTGCTGCGCTCCGTAATTCAAAATAGTACTGTTCACATCCTCCCCGTGGGGAAGAGACACGCGTATCGCGTTAGGTAATTGGTCAGCAATTTTCTTCGCTAACTCCTGCCCCGGATTAGATCCATCGTCCTTCTTATCATTATCGGTGACGATAACTATGCGACCGATGCCATCGAAGCAACGATGGAAGTGTGACTTCCAACTGTTAGCCCCGGCCACTGCAACGGCTGGGTAACCCGCACTTGTGGCGGCAATGGCGTCAAGTTCACCTTCCACGATCATGCAAGTATCAACTGAATCAAGTGCTGCACGCACGTTGTACAAGTGTGTCTTCTGCCCGGATGGAATCAAGTATTTCTTTTCCGCTTCTTTAATTGCACGGAACTTGAAACCAACAACACCATTGGGTGTCAGGTACGGGATGCTCAGCATCCCTTTGAATCTTTCTTCATGCCCCGGTGCAGCGGAAGCAACGTAACCTAAACGGAACAGGCCAGCGTACGCACCTAGACCTCGAGCCTCAATGTATTCCTCGGCTGGTGAACCCCAATACTCTGAATGGTATTCATCGGAGGCACGTGTCCACATCTCTACCATTTTCTGGTTAGGTTTCATGGCTTCCAATCTTCTTTGAAGCATGGCATCATGATGGGATTCCAACGGATCGACCAGTGAAACTTTCCATTGCCATGATCCCAAGTGCGCCAGAACACTGCGTCCTGCACATACTTAGGCACTTCATGTGCCCGATGCTTAGCCCAGTACTTGTACCCTGCAAGGGTGGCGTACTGCGTCCACGTTGATTGAATGAACTGGTACGCACCAGCACCACCGGGTGTATTGGAACGGTAGTTCCCCCGCGATTCACGCCACACAATACATTTGCGAATTGATTCCTTCGATGGGATGTAGTACTCCGACTCCTTGTATGAGGATTCGGGTACGTCATACGTCACCTTCGGATTACTGACCATCAGCACTGTTGCTAACACGATTGCATCAATCATCTTGCACCTTGCCTAACCCACTGAATGTCTCCACCCGTGTATATGTCATTCCTGAATGCGATATGCATTGCTTCTTGAGGGCTTGCCCCTGCTGCTAGTGCACCTATTGCGTACGGTGCACCAGTTCCTATGCCATACGTCCCGTCCTGTCGAACAAGTACCGTGCCATCTGTTTCTATTTCAAAGATGCGACCGTGTATTGCAATGAGCATCACGTATAGATCATCATCTTTTTCTTGCGAAAAATTGTTGGCACTTAAGGTGAGGCGTACTGATGGGACGATGTGCGTGATCATGAACTCGTACAGATCTACTGCATCGTCGGCTACTGGGATCTTCCAACGCCAGTTGATGATGTCTGATGCACGGCCTGAGCCAGCAACAGCAATGAGGTAGTCACCTCTGCGAACAATCTTTGCGAGCGACTTGTCAAAGTATGGCCGGTCACCACTTGTTGTTTGGCTGTCAGCCAACAGGGTGCAGCCATCAAGATCTTCTATACCAATGATCGTTGTCATGCCGAATGCCTTAGGGCTGGAGGCACCCAACGAGTTCCGGTTTTCTTTACGCGTCGTGGTCGCCGCTCTTGCGGTGTACCACCAGTTAGTTGACGCACCATTGTCAGTGCAGCATTAAAGTCGATCCCTTCCTTCTGTTGCACCAGACTCACGGCCGATCCACCTGATCCGCAGGCGTGGCAGTTCCACAAGCCACGCGCACGGTTGACTGACGCAGACGCATGACTGTCGTCATGCACTGGGCATTTAAACGGACGCTCACCACTGTGAGGTTCAGGAATGCCATAGTGTGCAAACACTGCAAGGAGTTGCTGCTCTAGCACTTCATCATCCACACTCACACCAATCCCTCCATCCGAAAGAACTCGATGAGCGTTTCTAATTCCATAGTGACGCGTGCCTTACCTATCCCTTGCTGTCTTGCCTTGACAAGTACAGCCGGGATGGTGGTGTCTTTAAATCTCTGCGCATAGTTGTCTGCCTCGACGTCAGCCTGACGCAGGAACTCTTTCATGTTGACTGATGCAACATTCTTTAACTCGAGGACAAGAACATTGCCTGACTTCATTGTTAGCGAGACATCACCGATGTCGTTGCGTCCACTGCGTGGTAAACGCTTAGCCTTCAACGATTGATCATTGAGGTACGTCTCGGTTTGTATTTCGAAACTTGAACCTTTGGCTTTGTTCGCTGCACTCATGAGTCAACCAACTCGACCCTGCCAATGTAGCCAATTGTTGATGGCACATCAACTAGGATTCCGCGTTGCTTACGAGCGGCCTCTCTTTGTGTCGGGTTAGTGCCGCCCCAAATACCGTGCCGCTCATGCAGGATGGCGTACTCCTTGCACTCTTCGATGATGTCGCATGCTGCGCATACACGCAGCGGTAAGGATTTTGGTGAGACCGATGGTTGTTCAGGAAAGAAGGAGTCACCATCAGTGCCAATGCAATTCGCTTGAGTCCAATCAATTCTTGTCATTGCCAATTCCTTCTTGTTCTAAAGAGAGTGAGGTCGGTGTGTGAATCAAAGAGAGACATGGATGCTGCATCCGCATACACAGTGATCGGGTTAGTTGCACTGGGGTCAGCGATACCGTCACGGTTCTTCACCGCTGCAACGTGATACTTGTCCCCGTCGAGTGCGACTGTAAGAATTGTTTCGGGGAGTTGAGAGATCTTTCCCATCAATGCACGCCTTGGTGCTGGAGCGTTGGGTTTTGAATCGTTCTCGCTCACATGGTGCAGCACCACTACAGCAGCGTCAGTCTCACGGGCTAAACCGTGGAATGCTGACATCGCGTCACGCATTGCAGTCCACTCGTTGTCGTGACTTGCTGCAATGTTGAGTAGGTTGTCAACAATTATGAGAGAGGGTGTGGTTCCGAACAGTTCAACGTACGCTTTTACTTCTTCATAGATCCCATCCAGAGTGGGATGCGGATCGGGATCTATGCGTACGCGACGGTTCAGGATTGCTAACTCCTGATTGACCTGCTCGAAACCCTCACCCTTGCGAATCTCTTTGATGTCATTGACTGTGCGTTGCAGTACAACTGCTGCTGCACGGTTCGCCATTGTTCCCTCGTCGGAGTCGGCAGAGAAATACAACACTGATTCGCCACATGTGATGGCGTACCAAAGTGCGAGCATCGTCTTGCCACCGCCGGGTTGACCGGCGATGACATGCAATTGCCCGTGGCGAAACGTGATCGTGGCAGAGGCAAGGCTAGGAAGGATCGGAGGTAAGTCCTTCCCAGCCTCGCTGGAACCTGTCACAACTTGCAGCAGTGAACGCATCAGTTATTTAGCCCAAGCCAAGTCACACTTGTCGGACTTCCAATCACCGAATGGTGAGTCGTTCGTGCACACGTACGCCTTGCTGCGCTTGCCAGCCTTGGTGACCCAGTCCTTGACGATGCGTGGCCCGTGGTTACATGAGCCTGCATCAGGGTTGCCACGGATGTACTGGCCACCGAACTTGTCTTCCTTCATTTCAATGCTGGACTCGGGGCCTTGAATGATTTGCCCAGTGAAGCCACCAGCGTTCAAGTTATTCACGGCCTCTTGCATAGTGACCGGTTCAAAGGTGGGTATCTCGCGGTGTGTAATAGGTGCTGATACATCCTGCAATGGCCCCTCGACAATGCTTGCGAGTTGACGCAGTTCACTTACCCGCTGCACCATTTCCTGTGCAGTGTCTGCACGGCCAGTGAGTAGATCATTGTTCTTTCCAACCTTGATGGTCAGACTAAATGGTGATTCTGTTGTACTCATACCTTCTCCTTGTTAGTGATTTGTATTAGAGGAAAATCTTTTGCCTTCGTTCCTCCTGCTGCTACGCAGTAGTCGGAGAAGGAACAAATGTTGCAGGCATCACCGACGTTGGCCGGGTAGTAACCTGTCTCGCGGTAAGCGATCATCGCTGAGGCTTGATAGTCAAAGAAGTCAATCGACCACGGTGACAAGTCAACAAGGCTGGACAGTGATGCTTTGCGTGTCATGTAGTAGCCACCCCACTTGGGTCGCACACCACAAATCTTTTCTATCGCCGATGCGTACAAGCCCAGTTGAAGAAAGCCTTTTGGGTCACGCGATCCTGTCTTGTAATCCACCACGATCAGGTCAGTTCCGTTGCTATATATGGCGTCGATGATTAACTTGACGGGAACTCCACCAAACTCAACTTCACCTGACCATTCAATTCCGGGTCGCCCGTCAGGCATCTTGGCGATAGTCCAACCGGTCTTTGCAATCCATCGAACGTACTCTTCAACATGCTCGAGACCGTTGGCTTTCCACCATGCAAGGTTCTCCCGATCCGGGTTGGCCTTGCTGATGCGACCAGCGACGCGCCATTCTTTTGCGGGTATATCTGACCGTTTCAACTGGTTGCTCAGTGAATCAGCCCAAACCTTTTCCCATTCCGTTGCAATATCAAACGTCATAATCAAACTCCACTTGTGTTGGATCGTCGGATGGGCAAGGCACCGTGACTGGTGCGTTGCATTCAGCGCAGTAACCATTGAGTGACCACCATGAAGGTTCGTAGTCCACGAACTTCACCAAGATTTTGAAAGTGTCGGAGCCACAGTTCAAGCATTCATGGCTGGGTAAGCCACGAGTATCGATGCTAACTGTTCCCTCAGACATCCTGCAATTCCTCCCGGTAAATGAGGTAGTTAACAGTCTCGAGTAACTCGTGCACTGCTGAGCCAGCAACCAGATAAACCGCTGGCTGCTCAGGTATCTGCATGATCTTTGACAGGTAGTACTGATGCGCACATGAAAAAAATGTGGTCATCTGTGAATGTGACAGGTGCTTTGGTAAGTCATGCTGCACGGGGATCCTCCAAGAAAACTTCCATAGGTGCGACTCGGACGAAGTCCCAGTCATCACAGGCAACCTCGGGGATGGAGTAGTTCTGGATGTTGCCCACTTCAGTGATGGAAGTGAAGCCAAGAGTGGACGCGAAATCCATTGCGTCTTGATCGAAGTCTTCGTACCAAGGGGTAAAGATGAGAAGATCATCACCTTTGAGGCTCAGCAAAACTTCAGTGTTACCAACAAGTTTTGCCCGTTGGAAATCTTCCAGATTCCAATCTGTATCATCTACGAAATTCGACATAGGGATAACCTAATGGCAGGGACTGACATTTACAACGTGTTTCCCCTGTGTGTCGCATATTTTTTCTTACACCTTCTCTGATATCCTGCAATCACCACGAAAGTGGTGGGGCGAAACCTCAATGACGGTGACGGCACAAGCCAGATCTGAAATAGAGAAAGCCCCCCGACCTACCAAGAAATTTTCTTGGGGGGTGGGGGGGCATTTCCTAAATCAGGATCCGGCATAGACGGCGAATGTCAATGAGCCGTCTTAAGAAGCAACAGACATTTTCTTATCAATCTTTTCATCAGGTACACGGATC